AACGCAGATTCTATTTCTTATGTAACCAACGCTAAAGTAATGGGTGCAATTAAGAAACTTAAGACATCTGGTGGTGAGTATCTTGTTAACAACAACCTACAAGCTTTAGGTAGAGGTGCTACTCCTATTGCTGTTAACGGCTATCCACTAGCTATGACAAACCAAGTTCCTAGCAACCTAACTAAAGGTTCTACATCAGGTACTTGTTCTGCTGTTGTTATGGGAGACTTCTCACAAGCAATCTTAGGATTATACGGTGGTGGAGTAGAGATTACAGTTGGTGAAGACAGTGATGACTTTGCTAAGAACTTAACATCAGTTAAGGCTGTAGTTGCATTTGATGTTGCTGTACGTCATGCACAGTCATTTGCTGCAATCTTAGACGTAACCACATAATTAGTTTACTATAGGGGGTATTACACCCCCTTTTTTTTTATGAAAGTAAAGTGTTTAGAAAACGTATGTGCTAGTGGATCTGCACTAGAAGCTGGAGAAACATACGACATAAGTGAACGTGATTTTGCATTGTTAAGTTCTATGGGTAAAGTTATAGAAGCTCCAGTAGAAGTAGCAAAGCCTAAAAAAACAACAGCAAAAAAAAAGTAAATGGCACTAACTGAGGATGCTGACACCTTAAATATATATTTAAATGACTTTGGTGTAAGTTGTCAGATAGCTGGTGGCATTGTTTTTAAAGGTATTTTAGATAAACCTACAGATGTTATTGGTGGTGGTCTTGCTACGTCTGTTGAATATTTATTAACATCAAAAACTACTGATGTTACATCTGCATCTCGTGGCACAGCAATAACTGTAGATTCTACAAGTTACACTGTTAGAGAAAACTTGCTAATAGATGATGGCAGTTTTACTACACTATTATTGAGTAAGGTATAATGGCAGATACAAGACGAGAACTAATATTAGCAAGAATGAAAACTAATTTAGATGCTATAACTAATGCTACTGTTTATAGATCTAGAGTAGAACCACTAGCAAGAGCAGAAACTCCTGCGATAATTATTGAGCCAGTAGAAGATAATCCTACAGATACAAACTTTTTTGATAAATTAGATTGGTCAATGAGGGTAAGAGTGTCAACAATTGTTAGGGCTGCTTTACCAGATGATGATTCTGATACATATACACAGCAAGTTCATTTAAGATTAATGGCAGATCAAACTATAAATTCGTATGCTCTGGATTTAACGCCAGATCGTACTGATTTTAGTTTGGTTGAGGCTGATGTACCTCTTGGTATAATTAGTCAAGATTTTATTGTGCGTTATCGTACAAGTAGATCTGATTTAACTGCTGCATGATTTCATGGCTAAACTAAATACAGAAGTGCCTAATCCTGGTGAGGGTGGAACATATATGTTCGATCCAGAAACAGGAAAGAGTACACTAGTTCCAGAATGGCTCTAACAAGAACGACAAAACTACTAGCAAAGATTGAATCATCTTATGGGAGTAATCCATCTCCTGTAGCTGGTTCTAATGCTATACAAGTTACTGATATAGAAGTAACACCAATTGAATCTGATAATGTACAAGCACCAACCTTTCAAGGTTTTTTAGGTAACAGTACACAAGGCACATTACTTGCTAACAAACGTGTAGCAGTATCTTTTGGTGCCGAGTTGTCAGGATCAGGCGCAGCAGGTACTGCAAGTGCTTTATCACCTTTATTAAAAAGTTGTGGGCTTTCTGAGACTATAGCTAGTTCAACTAGTGTTACTTATGCTCCTGTCAGTTCTTCTTTTTCTAGCTGTACCATTCTTTGTTTTTATGGTGCGACAAGACACCTTATAACAGGTTGTAGAGGAACGGCTACTATCTCAATGACCGCAGGTCAGTTTGCTCAGATTAACTTTGAATTTACTGGAATATATAATGCACCAGATAGTACAGCAATGTCAGGTACATTTACAGTAGCTAATCAATCAGCAGCATTAGAAGTAAATGATACAAATATAACAACTGCAACATTTCATGGTGCTACATCACAAAGAATAGAATCTTTTGATTTAGCCCTAAACAATGAGGTGTTGTATAAAGAAACAGCTTCAAGTAAAGAAGTATTGATTACTAATCGTGCGCCTGGTGGTACAGCTGTAATAGAAGAACCAGTAAGAGCTACAACAGATTATTTTGCTAAAGCTGTTGCATCAGCTACTGGTAATACTTCTATTGTTCTTGGTGCTAGTGCAGGAAACATTATTACTGTTAATGTGCCACAGACAGATATAACAGGGGCAACTAGAGGAGATACTGGTGGGGTCAATAGCTTGAGTTTACCCTACTTGGCATTACCTACAACAGCAGGTAATAATGAGCTAAGTATTGTAATGACTTAATCTATGGCATTAGTCTTTAAAAAAATTGCTGAGTACGATTGGCAAGTTACTGTAGAGACACCTGATAAAGGTAAATTTAAGCAAGAGACATTTACGGCTAAATTTAAAAATATTGGTCGTAAAGCTTTTGCTAAACTTGTTGAGGAACAAGATGATGAGGACTTTGTTAAAAGTGTACTAGTTGGTTGGTCTGGTATAAAAGATGATGATGGCAATGACATACCATTTAATGACGAAAACTTTGAAGCTCTAATTGACAATCATTTTATTGTAAAAGGTATTATTGAAGCTTTTGGTGAAAGCATGAGAGGAGCTTCTGAAAAAAACTAAGAGAGGTTGCGAAGTATTGGGTCCAGGGAGAAGTTATAGATGAAACTGTTGAGGCATTAAAAGCATTTGGTGCTACAGAAGAACAAATCGCAGCCGAGAAAAAAAGCAAAAGAACTGGTGATTGCATAGTTTGGGAAGATAACAGAGAAATTGTTAATATGTTTTGGAAGCTATCTACACAGTGGTATGTCAGTATGGCTGGATTAACTGGCATAAACTATAAATCTTTGGAATACTTGTGTAAAATATATACAGTTAAAGATTCTGTTGCTATGTTTGAAGGAATACAAGTAATGGAATACGAAGCATTGAAATTAATGCAGAAGGATAACAAATAATGGCAAATAAAGAAACAAAACTAAAATTTCAAGTTGGTATTGAAGGTGTAGATAAGCTGCGTGGTTTAACATCTAGTTTAAAAAAGTTAAATGATAATTCTCTTCTATCTACAAGTTCTAGTAAGAAATTATTAGTAAGTTTACAAAAACAAAAAAAAGCAGCTACAGAAACTATAAGTGGCACAAGGTCATTATCTAATTCATATAGGCAACTAGCTAATTCAGTAAAGATAGGTAGTAAAGAATTTAAGATTGCCACTGCAAGAGCAGAACAGTTAGAAAGAAAGCTAAGAAAATTAAATACTACATCTAAAAAAGGTCGTAGCTTGAAAGGTATGGCACAGATAGGAGGTGCAATAGCAGGTGCTGGTGTTTTTGGTGGAGCAGAAGGTGCGATTGGTGCAGGTATTGGTGGCATTGTTGGTGGCGCACCTGGTGCATTAGTTGGTGGTGCTATTGGCGCACAAGTAGGACAGTTTACAGGTGCATTAGCAGAAGTTGCACAATATGATGCTGCATTAGAAAAACAAAGGAAAGCATTACGACTAGTTATAGGTGATACTAATCAGTACAACAAAGCACAGGCATTTTTAGCAAAAACATCAAAGGATTTAGCAATACCACAAGATGTAATTGTTAGACAATTTACATCACTTACCGCATCTGTAAAAGGTGCTGGTTTATCTGTAGATGATGCAAAAGAATCATTTTTAGCAATTGCTTCTGGAATTAGAGGTACTGGTGGATCGCTAGAAGATATGAAATCTGCTATGCGTGCAACATCACAGGTCTTCTCAAAAGGTAAGGTATCGGCAGAAGAACTCAGACAACAACTCGGTGAACGCTTGCCTGGGGCTTTTACATTGTTTGCAGAATCAATGGGTAAAACACCTGCTGAATTAGATAAGGCATTAGAGCAAGGAAAAGTAACACTAGAAGATTTCTTAGGATTTAGTCAAAAATTATTTGATGAGTATGGTGAGAATGCAAAAATTCTTGCACAAGCACCAGAATCGGCAGGGGATAGATTAAAAACAGAAATTAGTAATCTCAAAGATAATTTAGGTGATTTGCTAAGACCTATTGGTGCAGAGTTTCAAGCAGTGTTTGGTGAGATTGTAGGCATAATAAATAGCGCAATAACTGCATTTAAGCAATTTATGGGTATAGGTCTAGAAAATGCTATAGCAAAAGCGGAATCTGCTGTAGCAAAGGCACAGAAAAATTTTGAAAGAGTAAGTGGTTTAGATGATAGTCCTAGAAATAGAAATTTAAAGGCACAGGCATTAAATCAACTTGCAATTGCACAAGGGCAACTTAATGATCTGAAAGCAGAAGAAAATAAATTAACTGAAGAAGGAATACAAAAAGAGAAAGAAAAAGCACAAAAAGGGATGAGTGCATACGACAGCCTAAAAGAAGGCATGAAAAGTTATCTAAATACTATTAAAGATGTTAATAAACAAATACAAGATGCAACAGTTGCTGCATTTAAGGGAATGGAAGATGCACTTGTAAATTTTGTTATGACAGGAAAATTAAATTTTTCTGATTTAGCAAGATCAATTATTGCAGACATTGCAAGAATAGCTATACGACAAGCTATTATTGCTCCAATTTTAGGTGCTATATTCCCAGGTGCAGGATCAACAAATAATACTTCTGGATCAACTGAAGTTACAATGGCAAGTTTTAATGCAAAAGGTAATGTCTACGATAAAGGATTAAAAAAGTTTGCAAAAGGGGGAATTGTTTCGCAGCCTACATTATTTAAATATGGATCGGGAGGTTACGGTAATTTTGGACTTATGGGCGAGGCTGGTGCAGAGGCTATACTACCTCTTAAACGTGGTCGTTCTGGTAACTTAGGGGTTGAGTCATCAGGTGGTGGTTCTACAAATGTTGTTGTTAATGTTGATGCTTCTGGTACAAATGTGCAAGGTGATAATGAAAGTGGTAAACAGTTTGGCGAAGTTCTTGCTGTAGCAATACAATCAGAAATAGCAAAACAAAAAAGATCAGGAGGTTTATTAGCATAATGTCTACATTCCCTGCAATACAAGCTAGTTTTGGTGTACAAAAAAATTCTGAGCCAAATATTAATGAGGTAAACTTTGGTGATGGTTATACTTCAAGAAATACTTTTGGACTAAATCAAAACAAAAAAAAATATAACTTAACTTGGCAAAATATTACAGAAACAGAATCTGATACAATAGAAAATTTTTTAGATGAAAGAGCAAGAGATGCAGTAAGTTTTACATATACACCACCTCAAGAATCTAGTTCTTCACAATATATATGTAAAAAATGGTCAAAAACTATTAACTATGCTGGTAGAGCTACAATACAAGCAACGTTTGAGGAGGTGTTCCAACCATGACGATTCCAGTTGAACAATTACAAAACCTTGATGGTTTTACAATTATTGAGTTGTTTCAAATAAATTTAGTTCCTAATATTCACTACCTTTCAAACAGTCCGCCTAGTAACATTCTTTACAGATTTCATAACGGAACTAATGAAATCAACACAGAAATTGTATGGGATGGCGATATTTATACGCCTAT